ATGTTTTCAGATTCAAACATTTATTTAAGATATAACCAATCTGGTGGCGAGGGGGCTCTTAATGAATCAAACTTTACAAATAACTCAAACTTTGGATTCAATGGTTTTTACTTTATTTAATTATCTGCCTCGGACGATGCAGACGGACTTTAACGAAAGGAAATCAAAATGTCTTTAGAGAAACAAGTAGTGGTGGACAAGATTGAAGTGGTCGAGGTTGGTGTTGTTCAGGTTCGCACCGCAACCCGCATTGTCGAAGATGGCAATGTCATCTCTCAGTCTTACCACCGACACACAGTCGCACCCGGTCAGGACTATTCCAACGAAGACGCTCGTGTTCAAGCAATCTGCCAAGCAACGCATACAGCAGAAGTTATTGCGGCTTATCAGGCAATGCAAGAGGCTAATGCTCAAGTCTAAGACTTTATGGTTTGCGGTGGCTATCGCAGTCCTGAGCGTATTGCAGGGCTTTATATTTCAACTGCCGCTTTCACCTATGTGGCAAGCAATTGTCGGGTGCGTGATTGCGGTGGTGGTGGCGGTGCTTAGGTTTGTGACAACACAACCGTTAAGTGAAAAATGAAAAATGGATCCGCTTACTGCCCTAGCAACCATCTCAGCCATATGGGGTGGCATCAAGAAGACTGTCGAGATTGGTCGAGAGGTTCAAGATGTCATGGGGCAGTTGTCGCAATGGGCGCAAGCGGCAGATGTTTTAGAGCAAGCGGCCCAGTCCGAACCTAAGAAGCCTCCTCTTTTTAAGAAGTTAAACTTTGGCGACGACACCAAGCAAGCCTTCGATGCTTACGCCGCCAAGGTCAAAATGCGTGAGATGGAAGCCGAGATACGGCACGAGTTTTTGTACGGTGGTTTGTGTCACTTGGGCATGGACGGACTGCGGGAGTTTTATAACGTAAGGCGCCAGATCCGTGAGCAACGGATCAAGGCAATTCAAGACCAGCGCATTCGTCAGCGTCAGTTTGTCGAAGCCTGCTTTACGGGAGGCTTAATTTTGTTGGGTTCGGCTGCGGTTATTTCAATTATCTGGATGGCTGTAGAAGTTATTAGTATGGGGGCAGCATGATTGGTTTAGACACAATTCTTAGCATTGGTGAAAAGGTTCTTGATCGGGTTATGCCTGACCCGGAAGCGGCGGCGCAGGCTAAACTAGAACTTGCCAAACAAGCCCAAGACGGCAGGCTTAAGGAAATTGAAGCGCAGTTCAAGGACATTGACTCTGCACGAAACCGAGAGACGCAAATCGCTACAAGCGAGGCGGCACCACTAATCAACAAGATTATTACGCCAATTCTTGCCCTATCCATTACTGGGCTTTCGTTTGTTTTGTTTGGTGTAATTATTTTTATGGAAGTTACACCTCAAGCTAAAGACATCTTAATTTATGTGCTTGGTGTTCTTTCGGCTTTGGTTACGCAAGTAGCAAGCTATTACTTTGGTAGTAGCATGGGTTCAAAAGACAAGACGGAAGAGCTTAGGAAAGTTTTGAAATGAGCTTAACTCGTAACTTTACTTTGCATGAAATGACCAAGTCCGAGACTGCCTTAAGGCACGGGATGGCAAACGACCCCAGCCCGACTGAAATCGAGAATCTGCGTGTCTTGTGCGAAGAAGTTCTCCAGAAGGTGCGGGATTATTACGGCATGGGTGTCAAGGTGAACTCGGGATTTAGGCATCCCTTGGTTAATGCCAAGGTGGGCGGCAGTACCACATCGGACCATTGCAAGGGGCTTGCCGCCGATATTGAGATCCCCGGCATTGCTAATGCCGATTTGGCCCAGTGGATTGCTGACAACTGCGATTTCCGCCAGTTAATTCTTGAGTTTTACACCCCCGGTATTCCCGATTCAGGCTGGGTGCATGTCAGTTACAACCCGGCAGACAACAAAAAGCAGGTACTGACTGCTACTAAAAAAGATGGTAAAACAGTGTATTTACCAGGACTTGTTGCATGAAAACCCTCTTTGAAGCCCAAAAAATAGACGGTGTAAAGCACCCCCAATACGAGGTGGAGGTGCTCTGCGCCAACTGTGAAGATCCGGTGAGCGAAGAAGAGAAGACATCAGGAACTTGCACAAACTGCAACCAACCCTGGAACGCCAAGCAAAACCTTGCCATCTGGGTAACGTCGGTGCCGGCAGCCGGTGCTAAAAGCTGGGGGACCTGATGGCCTATTTTCGTCTTGCGCTTCGACCTGGTATTGATAAGCAGAACACCGAATACGGTGCGGAAGGCGGCTGGACGGACTGCGATTACGTTCGTTTTCGTTATGGACTGCCAGAGAAAATAGGCGGCTGGACCCCGTTTAACGAGGAAGAAAACTATTTTGTTGGTTTGGTCAGTGAGGTGTTCACCTGGAAAGATCTCCAGGGATCGCCTTATGCTATGGCCGGGACCAACCGTAAGCTTTATGTCTATTACGGCGGTGCATGGGCCGATATCACCCCCATACGGTCCACGACCGGTGCTGGCGATGTGACCTTTGCGGCCACGGACGGATCAAACCTTGTCACGGTCACGGACACAGGCCATGGGGCGATTACGGGTGATTTTGTTACCTTCAGCGGTGCAGTAAGTCTGGGCGGACTAGTCACGGCAGACGTGCTTAACCAAGAGTATGAAATTACTGAAGTTTTAACGGCCAACACGTACACAATCACCATTCCTGTCACGGCCAATGCGTCGGATGTGGGCAATGGTGGCGCTTCTGTGGTGGGCGAATATCAGATCAACGTGGGCACGGATGTGACCTTCGTGGACTTTGGTTGGGGCACAGGAACTTGGGGTGCGTTTACCTGGGGTACGCCACGGCCTCCCGGTGCAGGCGTGACACTGAATTCTGCCGTTTGGCAGTTTGACACCTTTGGTGAGGATGTTATTTGTCAGCTTGTGAACGGCGGCATTTACGTCTGGGACACAAGCGGTGGCATTACAGGCAACAGGGCCACGGCCATCTCAGGTGCGCCGACAAAGAGCACGTATGCGTTGATTTCAACACCTGACAGGCATTTGATTTGTTTTGGCACGGAGACAACGGTAGGCACTCCATCGACCCAGGATCCGATGTTTGTGCGGTTCTCGAACCAGGAAGATGTCAATACCTTTACTGAAACGGCGACCAACACGGCAGGCGGCCAGAGGCTGACAGACGGCAGTCGGATCGTCTCGGCGGTCCGATCTCGTGGTCAGATTTTAATCTTCACGGACACGTCACTGCATGGCATGCAATACCTTGGGCCGCCGTACACGTTTGGTTTTCAACAGCTGGGTGCCAACTGTGGCTGTATCGGCCCTCATGCCGCGGCAGACGTCAACGGACTGGCCTTTTGGATGGGCCAAGAGGCGTTTTACGTGTTCGACGGTACGGTCAAAAAGCTTCCCTGTACGGTCCAAGATTATGTATTTAAAGACATAAACCTTGTCCAAGGGACCAAGACGCATGTCGGTGTGAACTCCAACTTCAACGAGGTGACTTGGTGGTATTGCTCGTTGACAAGCGATTACATTGACCGTTATGTGACCTATAACTACCTTGAAAACACCTGGCACATTGGCACGATGCCGAGAACGGCATGGCAGGATCTGGGCACTTTTGACAAGCCTCTGGCATCGCAGTACCTGCCCAACAGCACGGAGCCGACGATCAGTACGATTCAGGGTCTGACAGCTGGTCGCTCGTTGATCTTTAACCAGGAAGACGGCTTTAACGGCAATGGTCAGGCAATTGAGGCTTACATTGAGTCAGGTTACTTTGACATTGGCGATGGCGATAGCATGGTGTTCATGAAGCGGTTTATCCCTGACTTCAAGGACCAGCAGGGCAATGTCACGGTGAATTTGTTCCTGCGCGCATATCCGCAGGCCACTGCAAGCCCAAGCTCTTTGGATCCGTACGTTGTTGCTCCAGGCACACAGAAGGTGGACACACGGGCGCGTGGCCGCCAGATCGCCTTGAAGATCACCAGTGACGAGCTCGGCACCAACTGGCGCTACGGCACATTACGGGTGGATGTACAACCGGATGGGTTGCGATGAGTAAGATTTTTAACGTTCGCCTGCCGAACGCCTCGCCCCAGTACAATCCCCAGCAGTTTGATCAGCTGGTGCGATCGCTGGAGCAGATTGTTCTGCAGCTCAACAGCACTTACACATCGATCCCTGATCAAAACCAGGCGGCGGCGGCGGCGTGGTTCGGGGGCGGTGGAGGTGCGGCCGGGGGTGGTTTTGCTGGTTCTGTGAGGGGTTTTCAGCCAAGCACGGGG